AGCTTCTTGGTCTTGTACTGGATCTCATAGTCCTTTACGAAAGTTGAAAAGAGGAATGAATCCTTACTTGCCAGAACCTTCTCCGGACTCAGGAAACTCAGTAGACAGAACTTCTGACCAGGGATCTCCTGGTCCTCCTCAAGAAAGTCCTCCTTCTCTGTATAGTTCACCTCCTTTGACATTCTAAGGGCTTACTGGTATATTTCTTTAGGGGGTTTCCACGCAGACGGCTGCGCCCAAAAAATTTCTCACCAACCAATATAAATAATGGATCTCGCTGAAGTTCTCAATCGCGCCATCAAGTATCTCATTGAGGGTATCGCCGTCGGTCTTGCGGCCGTGCTCGTTCCCCGGAAGGGTATTGACTTCCAGGAGGTCGTCGCCATCGCCATCGTCGCCGCGGCCGTTTTCGCCGTGCTCGACCTCGTCTCCCCGTCCATCGGCGTGACGGCTCGCCAGGGTGCCGGCTTCGGCATTGGCGCGAACCTCGTTGGCTTCCCCCGCTAAACATACAGTTAGCGACCCCTGGGCCAATCAATATGACTATCAACAAATCTACTATTTTTCTATGATATAGATAAATAGTAAATGCGTATGTCAACAATAACTGTTGCACTTATTGTGCTTATTTGCACAGTTCTCTTTGGAGGACTTATGGTATCGCGTTCATATTTGGAGAGATTTGAGGATGCAAGTGGAAATCCGGTTCCGACCCCTACTGCTCAGATAACTCAAGCAAAGCCTATTAAGGACATTATGGCACCGCCTATGCAGATGCCTATGCAACTACAGCCTATGATACAGCCCATGCAAATGCCTATGCAAATGCCCATGCAAATGGAGCCTCCTATGACTGAACCTATTTCATTACCATTTGATGCACAGGTTCTCTTACCAATCCAATCACCTACATTTAATCGCTATCGCGCAACTGCTGCTATGCAACTCCAGGGTGCTCCCTACGGCCAGATGGCACCAATGCCTCAAATGGCCCCAATGCCTCAAATGGCTGGCGGATTTTCACCTGAAGTAATGGCTCAAAAGGAAACACTTTTAGGCCAAGCAAGGCAAGCCGCGACTACAGGTGATATGGCGGCTGCAGCATCCCTCAAACAGGCCGCCTCACAAATTGGTAGGGGTTAAGTAGAATGCGTCTTTCCAATACAGCGCTTATCCTGGTTATTTTTGCCTCCGCCATTCTTCTCTCTGTGATCAGCCCGCTACGTGAATTCTTCACATCTCCTGGAACCATGGTGCAACTGACAACCAGCCATGTACCGACTGCAGAGGACTATAACTACTACAATAATATTTACCCGAAGATGGTGCGTCGTGAAATTGCCGATATGACGGGTGAGGACCCTGGTCAACTTCGTCCCTGGGTCTTTCCGTATGCCGGTGGATATTACATGAATTAGATACTGCGAATGAATCCCCATCCGAGGTCTTCACAGATCTTCTGCCAGATTTTATCCTGGGTATAGAGTTTGTCCCGATTTTTCAGTAAAGGAAAATTCGGGAGATAGTCATCCAGTTCAAGCAGTTCACAGAACTTATACAGAACATACGAATACGAAAGAAAATTGCTGCGTCCTTTGGGACAGTGCTTCTGAAAGTGCGGCTGAATCTCCTTGAACATATACCGAAGTTTCTCCTCAATCTCGCGATTCATCACAGGGGCATTTTTGCCATTGAGACGATTTGTAATGTGGGGGACGTGTTCATAGTATTTATTCGCCTTGATTTTCTTCAGAATCTCACGAATCTTCGCCGGCTTCAAGCCCTCAAGTTGTGTAATACGCTCCTTCTTGAGTTCCAGTAAAATCTGGTCATAGATCTCCTGAGGAATATCGGTGCACTCCTTGGCCTGGAACTGTGCCAGCCATTCATTAAAATGATTAATACGCTTGTATGCATAATAACTCACTTCGCGCGGCGGGTCCTTGTAACTCGGCTTATCACTGTCCATAAGAACAAACTCCTGGTGACCACATATTGCACAACTAAACATGGCCTCATTGGCACTAAAAATCATCTCGGATGAGCACTCATCGCATAGACCAAATCCACTCTCAGCCTCAACCGATGTATTTCTCGCATGGCCAGGATCGACCTTCTGTAGATATTTATCGAGGAGTTTATCCCTTTGTAAATTCTCACCCTTCATCTCCTTTTTGAGGTCCGTCGTGGCTTCACTGCTCTCGCCAGCCGCTTCATGGAGGGCCGCAAGGACACTCCCCGGCTTCACATAATTCCTGGTTTTCTGGAGACTCTCTACTCCATTTTGAATCTTCTCCTGGATATCGTAATACTTGTAAAGAATATCACCCGTCTCCAAAAAATAATTCAGTAAGTCATCCTCCTTATCAATTGATTCAATCTCACGGGTCACTTCACGCAGGCGATTCTCCTTCAAGTTCCTTTCAATAATGTTTTCACAAACCTCTATTTCATGGCTTAACTGTTTTTGATGTGCCTTTAATGACTCAATTCCCTGTTTCTGTTCCATAAGTTGGGACATTTTCACTTGATGAATTGCATCGAGCGTAGTACGAGCCTCCGGATTAGACCGCTTTGTTGGCCTTATCTTGAAGTAGGGTTCACCCATACTAAATTCTATTGAGTTTTCCTGAATCTGTTTAGGCATTCCAGAAGAATATTTCCTCTTGCGCCAAAATTTTTTTCTAAGTGAAGGTTATAAACTAAAATGACAGGTGGTGGTCTTATGCAGCTCGTCGCCTATGGAGCCCAGGATGTTTACCTCACTGGTAACCCCCAGATCACCTTCTTCAAGGTGGTCTACCGCCGCCACACGAACTTCGCCATGGAGGCCATCGAGAACCCGTGGAACGGCGCCCCCAACTTCGGCAAGCAGGTCACGTGCACTATCCAGCGCAACGGTGACTTGATCTACCGTATGTACCTCCAGGCCACGCTCCCCAGCGTCTCCCTCCTGGCCTCAGACGGCTCAGGTGCCCAGTTCCGCTGGCTCAACTGGGTTGGCCACAACCTCATCGACTGGGTCGAGCTCCAGATCGGCGGCCAGCGCATCGACAAGCACTATGGCCAGTGGCTGCACATCTGGAATGAGCTCACGCAGGAGCCTGGCAAGCAGGCCGGCTATGCCAAGATGGTTGGCAACATCCCCCAGCTCACCAACCTCCTTGTTCAGGGCGGCGAGACCTGCGACAACTACTGCTCAGGTGGCGAGCCCAACACGTCCAACGAGGTCCTCAACTGCTCCCCTGAGTACACCCTCTACGTGCCGCTCCAGTTCTGGTTCTGCCGCAACCCTGGTCTTGCTCTCCCGCTCATCGCGCTCCAGTACCACGAGGTCCGTATCAATCTCCAGTTTAACGACCTCACCAACCTCTGCTGGGCGTACACGCCCCAGGCGTCCTCCACCACGGCGATCCAGACCCGTGTTGGCAACGCTGGCCTCGTTGCGTGCTCTCTGTATGTTGACTACATCTACCTCGACACGGATGAGCGTCGCAAGTTCGCCCAGGTGTCCCACGAGTACCTCATCGAGGTTCTCCAGTTCACGGGCGGTGAGTCAATCACCTCGAGCTCCAACAAGCTCAAGCTGAACTTCAACCACCCGTGCAAGGAGCTCGTCTGGGTTGTCCAGCGCGACTCCTTCACCAGCTGCGACACCAACGTCATCAACCCGTGGAAGGGTCAGCAGCCGTTCAACTTCTCTGACTGGTGGGACCGGTCAGTCCTCGAGTCTGGCTACTCAGTCACGCGCATTGAGGGCATGGCTGGCGGCAACCCGTGCGTAACGGCGCTCATCCAGCTCAACGGCCACGACCGATTCCAGGTGCGCGAGGGCCGCTACTTCAACGAGGTCCAGCCCTACCAGCACCACACCAACATCCCGTCTGTTGGCATCAACGTCTACTCCTTCGCCCTCCAGCCGGAGCAGCACCAACCGTCTGGCACGTGCAACTTATCACGCATTGATAACACCACGCTCCTCCTCACGGTGTCCAACAACGCCGTTGGCACGGCCACTTCCTCCACGGTCTACGTCTATGCGACGAACTACAACGTTCTCCGCGTGATGTCTGGCATGGGTGGACTCGCGTACTCAAATTAAACGCACAACTTCACAGTGGTGCGTGTTTGTATATTTTTATTTTAATTAAGTAAGTTTGTAACCTCTTTATTCAACTAGCCGTGCTATTTGAATACAGAAGAACTGAATAGATTTTACTTCCTAAAAGATGCAAGAATAATACCCATAATTGCCATACAACTAAGTAGGATTGCCGATAACACATACAGATAAAACCACTTTGTGGATTCAACTGAAAATGCTTCGATGGGTGGTAAAGATGGATGCTCTGAATTTTTGCGACAAATTGGACAGAATGGAAATTGCAAATTACTGACCGCATGTTTTTCGCGAATCCATTGATTCCAGCAAACTGGGTGAACATGGAATCGACAGCCGCATGTTACATATTTACTACTCTCTACGAGAGCAGCACCACTTTCATGAGTGAGTTCAAGACAGACAAAACATTCATTCTCAGGAGTCACCGCAGTGAGTTCAGTAAGTGAAGTGGTAGAAGTGGATGGCTTCATTGAACTACAATAAAAAAGCCTGTGAATAACTCAAATTTTAGTTTCTAATTCTACGCCTACGAAGAACAGGACCCTGAATTTCTGTTGGAATATCTAACTCTTCACCATTCACCCAATTTACAACCTTTGTAAGACTACCTACAATTCCAAACAAGAAGGCTACGAGCATCGCCCTATACATACTTTGCATATGAATCATTAGACCCATTAGAATCTGACAGAAACTGCTATCCATGACGAGAAGACTTTGCACAAAGCCCCAGGCACCCTGTGGGGCGCAGAAACACATATAGACATGACTGGACGACCACGCTACAAACCCAATGCCTACTGCAGTAACAAGACACCACCCCCCCATTTGCTTGCATGTATTGGAACAACACTCCCTTGATGACATTAACACTTTGACAGTAGTCCGGTCAGCCTTTACCCTCAAATTTTTCCCAGTGCTCATGTAGGATGGACATTTCAAATACTACAGATTCTCAAGACCTGGTCTTTATTGGAACTGCGGCGATCTT